AGTGAGGGATAATTGCCACCACGGTTGGTGATCGAGATAAGCCCGTTCATCGCGCTGTTCAGCGAGGTGTCCGAGGCAGTCGCCTTCACGATGTAGTCGGTCGCAGCCATGCCGCTGATCGCAGCCGACAGCGTCAGCGTGGCGTTGTCGCCCGAGTTGCTGATCGCGGTGATCTGAGCGCGGCCCAGAACAGTCGTGCCGTCGTCAGCATCGATAGCTGCGATGTAGTCGCCAACCGAAAGGAGCAGCGCACCCTGACCCGCGTTGGCAACGCCATAGGGCGAAGCAACGACGATTTCGGTCGTGCTGTTCACGGTGCCAATGAGAGCAACAACACCATTGGACTTGTTATGCAGCGCCTGCTGCATGAGGATCGACGAAGCGTCCTTGATCTCCTCCATCGTCTTCTGAGCGATGGTGGTGAAGGCCGCGTTCTTGTTCTGCGTTCCGACGAAAGCGAGGCCGTCGATCTGGCGGGTCGTGTAAGCACGGACCACACCGACGTTGGCCTGCACTTCCTGCGCCGTGGTGTCGGGCGGGAAGTAGCCGGACTGCGAGAACGTAGCACCAGCGGGACGGCCAACAACGACGTCGAAGAACACGTTGTTACCACCCCAGCGCATGTTGCGAGGACCACCAGCGCGGCCCTTCTCCAACTGCGCAAGCAGCGGAGTCACGAGGTTCTGGACTTTCTCACGGAACTGCGAGTAGACGTTCTTGAGAAGCCCAGTAAGCTCGGTATCCGTAATTACGGTAGGAGCAGGCATCTTACTTTTCCTTGTTAGCTAATGGACGACAGGATCGAGTCCATTGCGCTTGAGAGCGCGTCGTCAACTGTGTTAATGGGTTTGCTCTTTTTGCCGTTTTTCTCGGCTTGAGCCTTACCGACGGGTCGAGTCTTCTTCCCGACGGCTCGCTTGGCTTTCTGTGCCTCGACACGCGCACGCTCAAGGTCTTTCTGCGCCTTCTCCATCTCGGAGTTGGTGGCAGAACCACCTCGACGGCTGTGCTGCATCTGAGCCCAGAACGCCAAGTCCTCAACGATATAGCTTCTGACAGCGTCGTAACTCTCCTCCGGAATGTACATGTTACCATTCGGAGCCTGTCGTGCGTGCGCTTGAACGGCAGAAACCATACGCTGTGCCAGCTCGTCCTGTGTCACGGTCGGCAGTGCATCAGCGATCATTTTGATGGCTGGCTCGACTTCGGACTGGAAGAACTGGGAACCTCTGTCTTCAATGTACCTCATCTCCTGCTGAGTGCGGTAGCTTCGCAGCTCCTCCTCAGCACGCCGGGCACGCATCTCGGGCGAGTTCTCTGCCTCGTACCGCTCACGAACCCGGTAAAAATAGTCGTCATCCTCTAGGAGCTTGCGAATCTGCTGCTCACGCTCTTCCAGGATGCGGCTGTATTCCTGAGCCTCGCTCTTTGCAGCAAGATATTCTTCCTGCGTCTGCTTGAACTCAGAGTCCTTCGCTGAGTTGTAGACACCCCATTGCGCCAACTTGACGACCTGGTCCAGCCGATCCTCGCGCATCTGACCGTTTGCCTTATAGCGAACCTTCAGCGCAGGAACCTCGACCTCACCTTCTTCGTCGAGAAGGGCAAACTCAGTTGCTAGATCGTCGTCAATGGAGGGAACGTCAACATAGCCATCAGGCAAGTTTGACTTTGGGGCTTCTTCTTCTGTCTCGTCGTCTGATTCTTCTTCGTCAGACGCTTCGACCTCTACATCCTCGTCCTGCGCCTCAACGTCAAAATCGACTTGGGCTTCCTCCTGTACCTCCTCTTCAGTCTCCTGAAGTTCGGGCAGGGTCAGTACCGAATCGACCGCTTCGTTAATCGCACTTGAGATGTCCACAACTTACTCCTACTGCTGTAGCGACAAGATGTCTGCCTGCCTTGCGGCAATCTCTTCCTCAGGGACGCCCATCGCCTGCTGCTGCATGATGGTCGCTCCACCGATTGGAGGGTTGCCTGTCGGGAGCGGAACAGTCGCTGGTGACAAAGGCGGTGCGCTGGGTGCCGCACCTTCGGGAACAATCCCTGCGCCGGGGGCCCCGCCCTGAATTGCTTCCGGGGGTACCATAGCGCCTTGTTTCTGCGCAGCCTGATTTGCAAGAGCCACCCAACGCTCTTGGGCTGCCGCAACGACCTGTGGCGCAAGGTCATCCTGTAGAATGATCTCGCGCTCCAACACATCCTGATGAATGGCCTCGTTGTCCTGCCAACGCATCTCAGGCGGCGGGAAGCCCATGCGGATTGCATCGGCAACACGCTTGGCTCTCGCTTCCTGATCCTCGTCTGGTGTAGCCAAATCCTTGGCAATTGCAAACATCTGGCGACGACGGTACTCCTTGATGTCGATTACGCCGGTTTGCAGCCAGTTATCCAGCAGATACAGACGGAACGCCATCGGCATCGGCATCATCGTGGCGGGTTCGACCTTCACATCGCTCTGGCCGTCCAGATCCGTGGACGAAACAGCGCGAGCAAGGTCGGGTCGGCCCTTGCCAACCGCACCAAGCGAGCGAGGCACGTCATATCCCCATGCCATACCCGCCATCGTCACCTTGCACCAGTCGGTAAAGCTCTGAGCCAGCGCAGATACCGCCGGTGAGAAGACTCGCTCCAACTGTTCGCGGCTTGCGATGATGGCACGCCCGGATTCTCCGGTAACCTGCCCACGAGACACCGCGTTCCAGCCCGATGCGTCCTCAAATGCCGCTTTTTCTAGGGCAAACGCCTCTTTTACGTCGTTACCAACGCTAAATCCGTTGACCGGCTGGATGGATTCGGCCATTGGGCCTGCACCACGCACCTCGATCATGGAAGTTACGCCGCCAAGGAAGGTTTCCGTGGCGATTGCGTTGGGTCGGGTGAGGAATCGCCCACCTGCGTTGACCCGAATATTCTCAATCCACTTAGAAAGCAGCGCATTGACCCGCATCTGGTGGTCGAGCCACTGCTCCATGACCGGACGCGGGTAATACGAGGGGTCAGACGACCCATCACGGATGGGCACAACTGGAATCGCGCCCCAAAGCAGCGGTGACGGACCGAATACAACCTTGTCACCCACAATAATTACGTGCATACCCTCGGGCAGCGCGTCTGGGTGGGGTGCCAAGTAGACCGTGAACCGCTCGGTTACGTCCTCATCGCGCAAACGCTGGCCTTCACCGACCGTGGTTTGCGACAAGACCCACTCACCCATGCCCTCAGAGCCTGAATACGCAGGGTAAGAGCCGGTGCTCATGTTAGAGTTGCTCGCATCCAGCCCGGTTACGCCGTAGCGATAGGCTGCTTCCGAGCGTGAGATGACCTCTCGCACGATTACCCAGTGCGGAGGCTGCGTTACGGTAGCATTTGGCGACACACGCACCTGTTCCACGCGCAACGTTTGGCATCCAAGGTCGCCCAGAGGCTTACGCTCACCGGGTTCCTCGCCCAAACGCTCGTCCCAAGGCCCACGATCCGGGTCCCAGAACATATGCCAGAACGAGACGCCGTCCGTCTGCGCCCAGAAGGCCGCCTCACGGGAGAGTCTCGTCATGCTCTGCTGCTCGAACTGGTATTCAAGCGCGAGCTGCTGCGCCTGAGCCTTGCGTTTGTCGTCAGGATCCTGCGTCTGCGGCGTCACGCTAAAGCCCGGACGCTGGTCCACGATGATCTGGAGGCGCTGATCCAACGCCTTGTCGATCATGTTGTAGACCACACGCGCAGAATCACGCGGACGCGCAGGCTCACGCCAGGGGCCAAGCCCTTGTGCGCTAATCCACTGCTGTCCAGCGCGGAATAGACGGTTGCGCTCTACAAGATGCAGGTGCTCCTGCACCGCAGTGCGCCGCGAGTTCCAAAGCCCACGGGTCCAAGCGACCCAAGCAGACTCTTCTTCGTCTGCCTCTTCGTCTGCACTTGGGAAGTCATGGCCATACAACGCACGACGAAGATCAGCAAGATCTTCTTCCTCGCCCTGCGACTCATCTGGCGGATTAGGAGCGACGGCCTCGTTCGGTGCTTGCGGGTCATTGGACTCACCTTCAAGCGCACGAACAATTTCGTCGATGTCTATCGCGTCAAGAAACTCTTCATCCATTAATCAATTCTCCCGACGCCCATAGCTGCGCGGACCTTGTTCCAGTCGCGCAAGTTCTCGTATCGCTCACGGATCACGCGGATCACTTCCTCCTGCGCCCACACTTCATTCTCTGCGGTCGCAATCGCAAGCAGGTCGTTTGGAATGTCTACGTTGTACGGATCTTCTTCTTCTTTTTCAGATCGCTTTGGTGCAAACGCCTCTAGTGCCTTTGAGAAACGAAAGGCTGCTACAACAAAAGCAATTGGCCAAAGGATTTCAGCAATCACAATCAGACTTACACGGATGCGAAGTTGACAGTAGCCGTCCCAGAGGACCAAGCCGTAGCACGTGCGCGAATGGACTTAATGGCATAAGCATCATCTGAGAAAATGCCAGCGGCAGTAGTGCTCGCGACAAGCGTGGTCTTTGTTGTTTGCGACGACGCTTTAGCTGCAAGCGAAACCCAGTTGGTACCGTCAAGGGTCGCCTCGAACGCAATGGTCCCAGAAAAGCTGCCGGAGATTTGCAGGGAGAAATATCCCGACGAAACCAACCGAAGGTCGTGCTCAACTGACGCGCCGTTGGCGGCAATTGTACCGGTGCTGACGTTCTTGAAGTTTGGCATTAGTCACATTCCCAAGCACGGAGTGATTTGTTGATACGGCTATCCGGATCTCGGGCCGTTTTCTCGCTTGTAAGTTTCTTCTTCATTCCCTTCATTCTACGGCAAAACGCAATCCTGCGCTTTGCTGACGCCGGAGAACGTTTGGCTTCAGCTTTCTTCACTGGTGGCTTAATGTCCTTGCCTTCAGCGCGAAGAGAGGCGCGGCCCTTTTCGTTCAAGCCGCCCTCTGGATTCTTTCCTTCCTTGCGCTGCCAGGCAGGACTCTTTGCCATCAGTAGCTAAAGCCTTCGTCCTCGTCTTCGTACTCTTCTTCGTCCTCTTCCTCGTCTTCTTCCATAAGCATACTCTCAAGACGACGAATACGTTCTTCGAGAAGATCCATGCGCTCCTGCTTCATGGCGTCCATGTCGGAGGGCATTTCCTCCTCCATCTCCATCTCTTCTTCGTAGTCGGGCTCTTCCATGTCCATCATCGGCGGTCCCTTCTTCTTCGGTGCAGGACCAAGCGCGATGATGACATCAAGGCCGCCCTTACGCTTCATTGCTGGTTTACGCATTTCAAAACGATCCCATCGGGAGTTGTTGTGCGAAGTCGCCAATGCTCGAAGACGGAGACGACGACTCACTTTCGTCTTTGCGAAAATAAGGGTCATCTCCGGCTGTCTGCAATGGCTGGAACTCTTCGGGTCTCACACCCTGTACTCTGTCCCATCCATGCAACGCCAAACCTAACGCCATGACACCGTCATCGTGCAACCCTCTGGGTGCTTCGTATTTGACGCCGCTTGACGTATAGGTGTACTCAAAGCTCTCCAGTTCGTTAATCAGCCAAGGCTCGTCCGGAATCGTTAGCTCCTTGTTCTGGAACGCGGCAATCAGCCGCTGCATTAGCCTGAGCTTATTCGGTCCCGTGAAGACGAAGCCAGCAATCAGGTGACCGCTGTCCTGGAGGTCCGACACAATCGCGTCACCAACACCAGTAGCGTCCACAATCGCTGGCGTGTCCCTGACCAAGTCCTGAACGCGCTCCTTCGTAACCGCCCACGGGGCCTGCCAACGCTCCAATCGAACCACGCGCTGCCACGCGTCCATGCCTACGGCAACCGTGAAGTCCTGAGCCCTCGCCAAGTCCACGCCCCAGACGACGACCGGCGCGTCGCCAACCTCGCCGATGGCTTCCTCGATCTTCTTCAACCCAAACGGGTTCGCGCCGTCATCGAGCGGGATCCCCTCAAACTCCTGAGAGAACACTTCCGCTGGCAGCTCCTTGCGAGCTTCCTCGATCTCTTCCGGCGGGATGTAGGGGTTCTCCAACGTCGAGGCACGGAAGCTCTCCCAGTTGGGCTCGTCGTCTTGCAGCCCACGGTTGAACATGGACATGAATCCATGTCGGCGTCCCTTGGGCGTGCCCAAGATCAACGCGCCACCACGCAGGTCGGCAAGCGTAGGACGAATGGCTGCCTGCCATGTCTCCGTCAGATCCTTGACGATCCCCGCCTCGTCGATGACGACCAGTGCATACTTACGACCACGGGCAGGGTCTTGAGTGTCCAACGTCCAGACTTCTATAACGCCACCCGTTATAAGCTCGACGCGCTTCTCCTGCTCTGAGACGCGCTCGGCAACCGGACCAAGTCTCTGCACGATCTCGCGCCAAGCCTCCAGCGCGTACTTGTAGCCAGGGGCAAACCAGCCCACAGGCTGACCGTCAATGGCCGCCTTGCACGCCGTGGTAATACCCAGCGCAGTCTTACCAAAACGACGACCGCACATCACGACGCGAAACCTTGCGTCGCTTTCTGCGATCTTGAGCTGCCCCGGATGCAACTTGTGGAGCTTGATCTCAATCGGACCTGAGCCCTCAG